GGCGTCGCCAATGCGGAGGAAATCGCAGTAGGTTACGTCCATCGTCATGCCGTAGTTGTTCACCTCGACAAATTTACCGTTTGCCCCGCCCGCGTTGGACCTGACAACGGCATGGTTGCCTGATGTACCGTTGACGATCAACCCGCTGAGGGGCTGGTTGTCGGCTGAATTGTAAAAGCGGTAAATCGCTGTTGATGGGGATGCAGCAAGTGACGCGTCCCACTCGAAGATCGAGCCTGCGTTCAACGTCAAAGGCTTGTTGGCGCTCTTAATGTCGCCGCGCACAACGAACGTGACGCCAGCATTGACCGTGACTGCTCCGGTGTTCATCAGGATCGCAGGCGTGGCGTCAGCAGCGCCGGGAGAATGGCCTACAGCAGTGAAAACGTCTACGGTGACAGCATGGTTGACGGTTACGGTATCCCCGTTCACAGGCACAGTTAGGGTCAGACCACACCCCAGTACCCCGTCATTCCACGTTGCCGGTGCTGACCAGTTGCCTGACCCGCATGAAGTGTACGCCGCCGCCCACGCCTGCGCCGAGCAGAGGGTGAGGATGATTGCTGGGATGAGTTTTTTCATAGTGTCAGTGTCCCCCTTACCTGAAGTCCTGCGCGGCGGCGCAATAGGCGTTCGTTCCGTCGAGGTAACAGGATATGAAATCGACAGCGGAGGCCGTGGCGGTGATCGTTGCTACCGTACCACCCGGCCATTTCCCGCCAGTGATGGTACCCGTGGGAGTCGATGCCTGAATGACCTTTAGTCCAATAACCATTGTGCCGCTTGACGGCTGAATAAACGTAAGTGCACATGCGGAAGCGGCCGTGAGCGTCATACCCTGTCTCGCTCCGTTTGCCGCGTTGATTGTCTTTGCTGTTGTGCAAGTCCCGTTTGAATATTCAGGAGGATTCAATAAAGCTTTGGCCTGAAGGTCGGTAACTAAGCTAGTTATTTGAGACTCCGTAAGACCAGTGAGGGAAGAACCATTGCCGGAAGGTTGCAGAGCTGTTGCCCCTGCGACTATCCTGGTGTCATTACCCTCCGCGTAGGTGCCAGATGTCGTTCCCGCTACGGGGATATCCGTTATCCCGTAACCGGCTACCGTTGTCGGGTGCGCAGCGAGGTCTGTAAATGTCGGCTGCGTCGCGGTGAATGCGCCGTTTGAGTAACTGGACAGCCAGTAGGAGGTGATAGCCGATTTATTCGCGGGCACAGTCGGCATGAGGGTGAATTGCTTGAGCCCGTTCCAGTAATAGCCTGCCGATCCTGCCGTTATGGCTGGCTCAAACGCTGTGGAGGGTTGTGTTGCCGCCGTCCCAAGGCCTAACGAAGTTCTTGCCCCCTCAGCCGTAGTGGCATTAGTGCCACCCTTGGCAATATCAATAGCCCCGTTTACGTCAGCGTCTAACTCAACTACGGCAAATACTGCAGTGGGAATTACCAGCGCTAAGCATATTATAAATATCTTCACCATTTGACCGCGTCTCCCCCGAGGGTTACATCTTCCCCGTTCATAGTGACTGATTCTGTTGCAGTGGGTGTAGTCCCAAACGATACAGTGTCCCCGCCGAAAGTGACGCTATCCCCTCCAAAGGTAACGGGACCTCCAGCCGGTACAGACGGAGCGACTAAAACCCAAGACAAGACCCCTCTTACAGCCCAAAGATAGTACGTATTGATGTAATCGGGTACAGGGGGGAGAATCAATGCCTTAGTCGGGGTCGGCCACCGCGCTATGAGTTCACCCATTTGACACCTCCGTTATTAAATCACTTCGGCAAGCCTGCGCCGCAGCCACGCCCCGCCCTTGGGATTGCGGTCCTCGTTGACGGTGAACGGGTACTTGTGCGCGTTGTGCTGGTTGATCTTGTTGGCACGCTCGCCGGCGCCGTTGGTGTACTCGGGCGTGGTCACGCGGGTGCTCTTGACGATCAGGCAGTCAACAAACTTGCGCTTTGCCACAGTCGGGTGACCCCGGAAGAAGACCTTGAAGATGCCACCGTTGCCGACAATGACCGGGTTCTCCGCGTTGGCGTCGTCAGTCTCGGAGACCGTCACCATGATTTCCTCTTCCATGAAGGCCAGGTCTTTGAAGTAGTCGCTTTCAAGCGGGGCATCGATGGCTGCAATGTCGGCGCCACCGGTTGCCAGGGTTCCGTCCTTGAGCATGATGTCGCTTGGTTGGCCGATTTCGTGGCGGTCGGTTTCGGTGCCCTTGGACTTCATGATGATGGCTATCTTGCTGTCCACGATGTTGCCGATCATCCCGGCTAGGCGCTCGTAGTCGATGCCGGCGGCTGCGGCGGTCTTACCTGCCGTGTTGCGGCGGACGATGGGCTTAGCTGCGGGCTCGGTGACTCCCGGGATTGCCTGCCCCGTGGGCTGGTCCTGCCCGGGCTGTTTCATCCTGCTACCTGCTGCCGGCTGATTCTCGTTGCTCATATAATCTCCCCTCCAGATTGTTTTTTGTTAGGCTTTGGGTTCAGCGGGTTCAGCGGGTTCCGGGGCCGGAGTACCCTGCACCATGCCGACCACGCACGCCTTGCAGATATCCCCACCGTTCTCCAGCGATTCGACTCGGACAGTGGCAACAGCCGAAACCCTCAACCCGTTGTGCATCCCGCCAAAATCCAGATCCTTCCCGCTGTTTTCCGCCGTTACTTCGCTGCCACAGATGTCGCAAAAGTCTTTCTTCATAATGTTCTCCATGTGAATAGGCCCGGCTGTTACCCCGGGCCATGGTTAATTACGAGACCTGCGGACGGGTCGGGAGGGTCATTACGTCAACGAAGGTATACGTGATACCCGTGACCGCCGACAGGTTATGCGTGCCGAACAGCCAGCCGGTAGTGGTCGCCACGTAAGTGGAAGCCGCTTTGATGATGATGTAGCCGATGGGCGTCAGGGTATCCGGGATCGTGGGGAACTCCGGCGCGTTGGTGAACAGTCCGGAAGCCGGATCGAGGTTGGTGACTTCGCCCTGGCAGACCTTGACGTTTCCGGAGGCGTCGAAACATGCCACAAACACGCTGCCGGTATTCGCGGGAACCGGACGGAATGCAAGGCTGTTGGCTGCGTCCGTGGTCGGGGTCGCGCCATTGGTGATGGCGGTTTTGCTGTATGCCTTGCCGTTGATGCAGAAGGGCACGGTTGCCGTGGTGGAAAGGGTGGTGGTGGTACCGGCCGCAAGGCCTGCGGCAAGCATTGCCATGTTGAGACCGCGCATTTCGACGGGGTTCATAAGTGCTCCTTTGAGTGTTGGTAGCCGTGGCTCTGGTTAAACCAGCGCGGTCGGGTCGAAGTCCAAAACGGTGTTGACGTAGACCGCATTCGGTACGACGGTTGCGTCACCGAGCGGTGTAGTCCCGCCGACGAACGGACCGGTGCCGGTCGGGTTGATAATCACATACCCGATGCAGCAGGTCTTGGCCGGGATGGGCGGGAACTTCACGTTGACCAAGGCCGCGCCTTCGGTACCCATGGCGGCGGTCGCCGTGCCATTTGCGTCGAGGAACAGGGCGAAGACGTTGAACTTCGCGTTCGTGACGCTCCCGGCCAGGGTGAAGAGGTTGTCGGTCGCCGCCTTGGTGAACAGGATGCCGCCGGCCACGCCGTAAATTGCCGCGGCGGTTTTGACGGCTGTGGTTGTGGTGGCAATGGCGATAGCGCCGGAAACGAAGATTTTGGTCGACAGCGCGTTATAAAGGCCCTTGATCATCTCGAGCAAAGTAGACCCGTCGCGCTTGTCGGAGATGGCGCCGGTGAGCTGTGTCAGTTTCTGCATGGTCACTCTCCAGGGAGAAGGGGGGCCCGAAGGCTCCCCGCTCGGTTAGTCAGTCAGCACGGAAGCGCCAACCTCGGCTACGGCCATGTGCAGGGAGTTCAGCAGCACAGCGTTGAAGTACGTGGAAGCGCCGATGTATCCGCGCTGGCCGGTCGGGTCGTTCTTGTCGATCTGTCCCGGCTTCAGGTCGTGAACGTCCATGGCCTTGGTGCCACGGAGGGCGATGTCACCCCATGCGTCTCGGCCGGCGACAACCATCTGGTACACGTCGATGTTAACGGCACTAGTGGAGGTGAGCCCCAGGGTGCCAACTGCGGCGCCGGAGTCCTGAATGCAGACCAGTTCCGGGGAGGCGATGAATCGGAACTCCTCGCAGCTTCCGAACTCGTAGGGGCTCACGGTCTTCATGGTCCCGTACTTGGCGACCGGAACGAACCCGGGGATGTCGCGGATGTCCGGTTTCAGGTCGGTGTGGTGGAAGACGAAGAACGAAGCCTCGACCGCCGTAGTCCCGTACTTCGGGGAAGCCGACAGGATCTCGGTCACCTTGTCGGTGTGCTGAATGTCGAGGCCCTTGGTGATCTTCCTGAGAAGCTTCAGGGTAGGCTTGCCGTTCACGGTGGAGCGGCTGGTACCGGACCCGCCGTAGTACTTGTTCGTGCAGGACTTGATTACGCCGAAGCGCACCAGCTCGCGGACCAGGGCGAGGCGCTCGCCGGTCTGCATTTTCATGGCGCCCGGAACATCGTCTTCGTAGAGGTCTGCAGTTCTCTTGGTGTAGCCGAACAGCACGGTGTACTCGTTGAGCGTCACAGTGATGTCCTGCGGAGTCAAGGTCTCGGCGTTCGGTGTGGCGCCCTCACTGGAGAGGTACTGGTTCGCCAGGTTGTTGCCGCGGTCGCCAGTACCATCAGCAAAGAAGGTGTTCGGGCTGGCGGAGGTCGCGTTGATCGGCAACCAACGGCGATAAATAATGGTATCGCCGGCGTTCTTGGTCATCGGCTTGGTGTCACCGATCAGACCCAGCACTTCGCGGGGGATCGCGTGGGTGAGGATCTCTCCCTTCATCTTCCCGATTCGCTGAGCGGGGGTCATCAAAGACTGCAGTGCCATGGGTAGGCTCCTTTACTGTTTGGTTGACCGGCAGCGTGCTTGCTGCCAGGCTGGCCTCAACGACGGGGCTTGTAGGCTCCCATCATTGCGGCCTCTTCGTCATCGTCGCCACCGCTTCCTGCCCCGACTCTCGGGACGCCCTGCGGGTTGATGGCGTTCTCCATCCGCTGCTGCTTGGTCTGGCGCTCGGTGGCTCGCTTGGCTTCGGCTACCTGATGGGCCTTGAACTCCGTGATCTTGCCGGAGATGAAGTCTGCATCCCAACTGGTATCGAGGGCGGCGGAGTCTTCGGGCTTCAGCAGTTTTGCTTTCCACTCCTGGAAGCCGGGGCTGGTGACAACCGACTCCCAGTCCTTGTGGTCCCGGGCGAGGAGCCGGCGCTCCATCTTGTGTTCGATGTCTTCTGTTGCCGGGGCCGGGGTGGCCTGGACCTGGACGGCTGCTGGTGCCGGAGTTGCTGCCGGTTCTTCCTGGACTTCGAAGAGCATGTCTGCCAGCTCGGGGAAGTCGGTCATTAACCGCTCCCTTGCCTTGACCGAGATGCCGTGCGCCGTCCCTTTCATCGCGTCAATCTTCTGCTGCAGTTCGCCAACCTTGCCGAACACCTTGTCATTCAACTGCTGCCGTGCGGTCTTCTGCTCGGCCAGGGCTACCTTCTGTTCCTCGATCATCGCCAACAGGTCGGCAACGGTGGGTTCTTTAACGGGTTCAGCCTGTTCGACCGGTGGTGCTTCCTGCTTTAGAGCCTCTACCGCTTCGGGTTTGGGATCCTCTTCAGTTACCGCGGCAGCCGGCTCTTGGTCGGTACCGTTGCACGCTGCTTCAAATGCCGCTTCCTCTGCCGCTTCCATGTTCCACTCCTCGCGGCCTTACGGTCGCTAGTTGATATCTGGGTTGGGTTCTGCCCAGCCCAATACTTCCTTGCACATCGCTATTTGTCCACGGATTCTGGCCGTCTTGGTGGCGTCCATGTCCGTGTCGTTACTTGCTCTGAGGGATTCCAGCCGGGAAGTGAGCTCGTGGGAGAGCTTCTTCCAGAGGGTGGAGTCTTTTTCGTTTTGAGTTAGGGGGGTCATTTAAACCTCAGCATGTAAACTGTGTGGGTGTAAACCGTCACCAAGTTATCAACCAAGGCTCCTAAACTGTCGCTCCCTTGTGCGATGAGTTCCCGGTTCGCTTCAATCCAATCGCCGCGAGCGGTTAGATGCTTCTTGATGTCGGTGACTTCCTCGACAACCGGGGCCACGAAAGCGAACGGAGCGAATAACCCGATGTAGTTCTCCACCAGTGTGTCGAGCGCTTCGATCACGTCGTCATAGAAATCGTTGAGTGCCTGGTGCTCAGCCTTGGTCTTGGCGAGCCAATGGTGGCGGTGTGCGGTGATGCGGTCGGCTTCTACGTATGCTTCGAGTTCGGTGATCATATCCCCTCCGCTGCTCATGACTCAAATGCCTGGCCGGCAGGTGCCCGTCCAACCGGTTCAGTTCCGGGAGTCGCAACAGGTGGCATGGTCGGGTGCGGTACACCCGCAACATCCATCTCCCGATCCGCTCCGCTTATCTCCTTCTGCACCCTCAGTCTCATGGCGGTCTGTGCAAGTTCGCCCTTAACCTGGTCAAGAGAGATATTCCGCTTGTTGGCGTAATCCAACAGGGCGAGTTCACGCTTAACCTGAATCTCCTGGATACGCTCTTGCGCGTTGGACTGCATCTCTTGAGCCCGAGTCTGCGCGTAGATGTCTTCCCGGTTCTCGGTGACATCTACCTTGTGTTTCAGCAGCGTATTGTTTGCTATCTCCATGTCCTTAGTGAGAGCAAGTGCGTTAGCTGCATCCTGTGATTTCAATTTCTGCACTTCAAGAGCCGGGATCATCGGTGGCGGAGGCGAGGTGCCAGGATCTCGTAGCCACTTGTCCGCGATGAACCGCTTGGCCTTGAGAACTTCAATCATTGCCTTGGCCGGGTCCAGTCCATAGATAGGGTTCAACGACAACTGCAGCAACGTCATTGAATCCATTTCCTGAATCTCGCGCTCAACCAACGCGCTCGACCCAATAGCCTCGATGTTCATGTCACCCTTGCACTCGTCAGGGCCATGAATAAGCAGCCACTCGTAATAGCGCTTGATGTGCCTCTCGGTAACCCGCTCGTCAAACACCCGGGACAGTCGCCGGAGGAGGGCGGAGGCGTTCTGGTGCAGGAGCTTCATCCCCTCCACGGTGTCTGTTGAGCTTCCCTGCTGACCGAGGAGGAGGGAACTGATGCCGGTGGCGTCCTCCATGTCTTGTTTGGCCGCCGTGGTTATGTTCTGGAGTTCCACCTGAACCATAGGGATGTTGACCGCGGTGAAGGCATCGGCCATACTCCGGCCTTGGTCGGCTTGTTCGGTGGCGAACCATACCTTACGTGCCGTGATTTCCCACTTGCCGTTTGCCGGGACGATGGCGCCTTTGCGGATGATGATCTGAGGGCCGGAAGACAACCCGGCATTATCCATCATGGCGCGCCCTGCGGCGTTGAACTTGTCCTGTGCGGTGCGCCCCTGCCGGCTGACACCCTGGCCGGTCCACGTTCCTGAGATGCGCTGCCACACCATGACGTCGTAAGGGAACTCGCCGGAGTCCAATGGATCTATTGCCGCCTTGATCACCGTTTCGTTCACCAGTGTCACAATCGCCGGCATCTGGTTCTTGACGCTCTCTTCATCGGAGAGAGTAACACCCATGGAAGACAGGCTCACGACGTCAACCAGTCCGTAGAAATACCAGACCTCGAAGCGGTCATCCTCGTTGGTTGTCTCCGAAGACCGGGAGCCGTCGCTGTAGTTCTTACGATTCGGCCCTTCGTCAAGCACTTCGTCTATCTGGTCGTTGATGTAGCCGGGCGTGCCCTTGAGATCTCTGAGTTGCTTCGCCGTGAGCCGGTCGCGCTCCAGAACATAGCGGCCCTTGTGGATATCGTCGCCACAATCAGGGTCGGGGAAGAAGTCCCACAAGCTGAC